TTAGTTATTGAGTTTTTAACATTAAAAATCCACCAGATATCATCAATGCCATACCGCCTAAAGCGTACATAAACATTTCTAATAGTGAATTTGCGTTTTCCATACATTTACCATCACAATCGCCAGCAGAACCAGCCATCATTGCGATACCTAAAAATATTAATATTGCAGAAATTATAGATTTCATAGTGTTTTTGTCCTTTCTCATTTTACTAATCCAGTATACCATAACTAAATATAGAAAGCAAGCGCTATTTTTAAAAAAATGCATAAAAAAACCCTTATAAATCAACGCTTTTTAACTTTTTTTGTTCTATTTTTGTTCTTTTTTGTGAATTCTTGTAATTTTTCAACAAAAAATGAGCGATTCGAGTGCAAATGGTCGCCTGATTATGAGCGAATCGGCGAATCAGCAATGGATTCTATGGATGACATGAAAAGAATCAACATACAGCAGATGAAAGCAGCTTGTAATTTTTAATAAATAGTAGAAAAGGAGAAATTTCATGGAAAATTGTAATAATTGTGGACATAAATGTCATTGTGGCGAAAAATGTATGCAGACTTACAAAGATGGTGATGGAAAAGATGTTACAATCGAATGTTGTACTACATGCCGACATGATGAAAAGTAATTTATGGCAAAAATGAGATTATTTAAGTTTTGGAATGCAAATGGTGATGAAAAAGAGACCGAGCAGATAAGTTTAAAAAAAGCAATAATGTCTGTACAAGGTCATTTTAAAGATACAATGATTAGTGTTGAATATATCAGTAAAAAAGGCAAAGAAATGTGCCATAGTATATTAATACCAATCGGTAGAAAAATAAAACAAGAGTTAGTTAAAGAAAGAAGAAGAGAGGCTTTAAAAGCTAAAAATGCCAGCCGTTAGTAGAAAAGGTGATAGTTTATCAACAGGTCATGCGTGTGTAGGAACGACTACTTTAGCTACGCCGGGTCAAGGTACGGTTTTTGCAAACAATATTTTAGTTGCAAGAATTGGTGACCCTACGGTAGCTCACCCTAATCCTCCTAATCCACCTTGTCCGGACCATGTAGCAAATGTAAATGCTGGTTCGCCAAATGTTTATGTTGTTGGTATAAAAGTCGGTAGAATAGGTGATAGTGCAGACGCAGGTGCTATGACAAGTGGTTCTGGTAATGTTTTTGCAAACGGTTAGAAAAGTCTTATAAATATTAGCACTATGAGCATTTACGATTCACAAAACACTAGTACAAGTAAAAGAAATTCAAGAAAGTTTAGAGATTTAGACCTAGACTTCAGCCGAAATACGGTTACTAATGATGTAAATGTTGTAGAAGATGTTACTGCCATTAAAAGAGCAGTAAAAAATTTAGTACAAACTAATTATTACGAAAGACCTTTTAATCCTGAATTAGGTTGTGGTGTAAGAGAATTATTATTTGAAAACTTTACACCTATGACAGCAGTTTTTCTAAAAGATAAGATTGCTGAAGTTTTACAAAACTACGAACCAAGAGTTGAGTTATATGATATTAAAGTTGATGATGATATAGATGGTAATAGATTAGTTATAGATATTTATTTTTATGTACAAGGTTTTCCAGGACCACAAATAGTAAGTACATTCTTAAAAAGGTTAAGATAATATGGCAAGTAATAAACTATCAGTTTCAGAATTAGATTTTGATTTAATAAAAGATAACTTAAAAACATTTTTACAAAATCAAACACAATTTCAAGATTATGATTTTGAAGGTTCTGGATTTTCAGTATTATTAGATGTGTTATCTTACAACACACATTATCTATCATACTTAGCAAACATGACAACGAATGAGTTGTATCTTGATAGTGCTGACATAAGAAATAATATTGTGTCATTGGCTAAAATGATAGGTTATACTCCTGCTTCTTGTAGAGCACCTAAAGCAAATATTGATGTTACATTAAACAATGCTTCAGGTACCGTACTTACAATGAATAAAGGAACCGTTTTCTCAACAACCGTAAGTGGTATTACTTACGAGTATGTTACAAATCAAATTAACACGATTACACCTACAGATGGTATTTACAAATTACAAAATTTAGATATTTACGAAGGTACTTTAGTTACTTTTAAATATACGGTTGATAGTTTAGATGTTGACCAAAAATTTGTAATACCTAGTGCTAATGCAGATATTTCAACTTTACAAGTTTCACTTCAAAATAGTGCGACAGATACAACAACATCATCTTACACAACAGCTGTTGGTTATAATGGCGTAAATGATACAACTAAAGTTTATTTTTTACAAGAAGGTTCAGATGGCAAGTTTGAAGTTTACTTTGGTGACGGAGTTACAGGTGTTAAACCACAAGATGGTAACATTGTAATTTTAGAATATATTGTAACTAATAAAACTGTTTCTAACGGCGCAAGTAATTTTACATTACAAGGTTCTATTGGTGGTTTTTCAGATGTTGCAATTACGGTAAACTCTGCCTCTTCAGGTGGAACAGAGCCAGAAACAAATGAGTCAATTAGATTTAATGCACCATTAAATTATGCAGCTCAAGACAGAGCAGTTACGGCAACTGATTATGAAACGCTTGTAAAAAGTTTATATCCTAATGCTCAATCAGTTAGTGCTTGGGGTGGTGAAGATGACGAAACACCAAGATATGGTATTGTTAAAATTGCAATCAAACCAAAATCAGGTTCAGTATTAACACAAACAACAAAGAATGATATTGTAACGCAGTTAGCACCTTATAATGTTGGTTCAGTAAAACCAGATATAGTTGACCCCGAAACAACTTCTATTCTAATTACATCAGCAATTAAATTTGACGCTAAATCAACAACCAAAACAGCAAACACTATAAAATCAGAAATTATAACTTCTATTACAAATTATAATACAAACACATTGCAACAATTTGATTCAATATTTAGATATTCAAAATTAACAGGTATTATTGATGGTACTGACCCTAGTATTTTATCAAATATAACAACCGTCAAAATGAGAAAAGATTTTACACCAACTTTAGGTTCATCAAACGCATACAGCATTTATTTTAGAAATGCATTATACAATCCACATTCTGGACACAATTCAGCAGGTGGTGGTATTTTAAGTTCTACAGGATTTAAAATTGCCGGAGACACAAATAACGAACATTTTTTAGATGATGATGGTCAAGGAAATGTTAGAAGATACTATCTTGTTTCAGGAGTTAAAACATACGCTAATGCAACTCAAGGAACAATTGATTACGATACCGGTTCTATAACTTTAAATTCTTTAGCAATATCTTCAATTTCAAATATTAGAGGAGCAGCTTCAACCGTAATTGAATTAACCGTAACACCAGCTTCAAATGACATTACTCCTGTTAGAGACCAAATTGTTGAAATAGATATTCCTAATTCTACAATAAATGTAACAGCAGATACTTTTGTCGGAGGTTCTTCAGAGGCAGGTATCGGTTATACAACAAGTTCAAGTTATTAATGACAAATGGCAAAGTTTAATGAAAAACTATCAACCATTCTCAATCAGCAATTACCAGAATATGTAGTTGCAGACCACCCAAAATTTGCCGAGTTCTTAAAGGTATATTATCAGTTATTAGAATCAGCAGAAATTAAAGTTACTTCCGTACAAACTACGGTTGGTATATTATTAGAAACTGAAACAGGTCAAGCAAACAATCTAGTATTAAACGCAACGAGAATAGATACAGCTAGAACAACACTAGACGGTGGTGATAAAATATTATATGAAGAATCTGAATTTGGTAAATTTACTAGAGGTGAAACCGTAAAAGGTCAAACTTCAAATGCAGAAGCAGTAATTTTAGTCGAAGACTTATCAAACGGCCGTTTAATTATATCTGCTCAAGATAAATTTATTAGTGGCGAATTAATTGTAGGTCAAACATCAAACGCAACAGCTTCACTTGATGGTTACACTCCTAATCCTGTAAATAACATTGTTGACCTTGTAAACTTTAGGGATCCTGATAAAGTTGTTTCTTATTTCTTAACACAAATGAGAGATGAGTTTTTATCAACTCTTCCTGAAACTTTAAATGAAGATGTTGATAAAAGACAATTAGTTAAAAACATAAAATCTTTTTACCGTTCAAAAGGTACGCAAAGAGGACATGAATTATTTTTTAGATTATTGTTTAACGAAAAGTCAGAAACTTTTTATCCTAGAGAACAAATTTTAAAAGCTTCAGATGGTCAATTTGACTCACAACAAATTTTAAGAGTTATTGCAAGAGTTGGTGACCCAGCACAATTAATTGGTAGAACAATTACAGGTAAAAATTCAAATGCAACTGCTATCATTGAAAACCTACAAAAGTTTCAAATCGGTACAGATGAAGTTACCGAGTTAGTTTTAGGTAGTACAAATATTCAAGGTACTTTTCAAGTAGGTGAAGAAGTACAAGGTACCGCTTCAGATACAGACAACTATTTTGTAAAGGCTGATATTACAGGTATTCCTGGAGAAAAAATAATTTTAAATGATGGCGCTTTATATTCTACTAAAGATACCGTAAGAGTTGTTGGTGGTGGTGAGGGTGCTTTATTTCAAATTAGTGAAATTGATTCAGGACCAATTACAGAATTAGTTGTAGATAATGTTGGTGTAGGTTATGCCATTGGCGATACAATAAATTTTGATAATACAGGAACACTAGGTCAAGGTGCTGAAGCATTTGTTAAAATTGTTAATGGTGGTTTTTTAAGAGAAGATGACGCTGATGAAGAAGATAGAATAATTTTAGAAGATGAAACAGGTAGTGGCGACAAATATGAGGGTAATGTAATTGTACAAGAATCTGGTACAGGTGTAGGAGATATTACAGATATATTTTTAATTAGTGGTGGATTAGGTTACGAAACTTTACCTACGGTATCAATTACATCAACTGGTGGTGCAAATGCAATATTGAGAGCATTTGGTAATAATATTGGTAGAGTTTTAAATGTTGCAACAATAGAACATGGTAAATCTTTTGAATTAAGTCCAACACCTCCTACTTTAAAATTTGGTAACAACATGATATTAAAGAACATTACAGGTACAATACCTGCTAGTGGTCAAATAACAAGTCCAAAAGTTTCAACAATTAAATCCTGGGACACTTCAAGGTCATTCTTAAAAACTACAGATGTATCTGGTGGTTTTGGTATAAATGATAATTTAACTTTTGATAACGGCGCAACAGCTAAAATTGCAAAAATTGATATTGCAGATGTAACCGTTCAAGTTGCTTCAGTAGTACCTACAGATGGTGTTTATATTTCAGAAAGAGGTAAATTATCAGAAACTACAATGAGAATACAAGATAGTTTATACTATCAAGATTTTTCTTATGTATTAAAAGTTGGTCAATCTATTGACTTATGGCGGGACGCATTTAAAAAGACAATGCATACTACAGGTTTTTATTTTACTGGTCAAGTTGATGTAACTACAAGATTAAGTGTCAAAACTAGAACACCGGTTATTGGTAGAGTTTCAGGTGCTTCAGATGAGGGCGCTATGGGTCTTGTAAATACATTATTCTCTACTATATTTGGTAGAAGATTAGGAACCGTAGATGACGGAACAAGTTTAAGACCTAAACCACATGAGGCAGGTCAAATAGATTCTAATACAGATACGGTTGACCACTTTGCTACAAATACAAGAGATTTAACTTTATTCAGACCAGGTATAGAGTACGATATTCAAGGTAGAATTAGAAGAACGATTGTGGATAGAAATGGTACACCAATAAGAGTTAATTCAAGTCATGCATATGTAGGACCTAGATATGCTCAATTAGATAAACACGCAAATACAATATTTGGTACAACTAATACAGCTTCAGGTATTACTATTCAAAGATTAAGTGAATTAAAAATCTTTGGTACTAGAACAAGTTTAGATGGTACAAACCCTATATTTCTATTGACTTCTAGTGAAATTGGTAGGTTGATGAAAATGAATTTTGCGTTTCCATCAGAGCTGGCTTTCAATGCTGACCTATTCAGTAACACATTAATTAAATTTGATAATATAAACAAAACTTTTGATGACACAATCGCTTAATAAAGTTTATAAATAGTGTAAGAGAACAAAAATATGGCAAAACTAACAATCAATCTAGGTACTAATCCAAATGACGGAACAGGTGATAACCTGCGTGGTGGTGGTACTAAAATTAATGCAAACTTTAATGAGTTGTATAGTGCTGTTGGTGACGGTACTACCTTATCAGGTTTTATAAAACTATCAGATTCAACTTCTACCGTTTCTCAAATTGATTTAGGAGAAACATTAAAGATTACAGGTGGTGCTGGTATAGACGCTACATTATCGGGTGATGAATTAACGATTGCTACCGATAATACTATTATGACCTCTTCAGGTACGGTAACAATGTCAAACAAATCAATGTCATTGAGTTCTAATACTCTAACAGGTACAACAGCAGAATTTAATACAGCGTTAACAGATGATGATTTTGCCACACTTACAAATTCAGTTACACTAACAAATAAATCAATATCAGGTTCAGCAAACACACTAACAAATGTACCAAATTCAGCTTTAGTAAATCCAAAATTTACACTTGTTGATACTTCATCAACATCTACAGATATTAGTTTAGGTGAAACTTTAAAAATTATTGGTTCAGGTGGTGCAACATCAACCGTTTCAGGAGACACGGTAACAATTGCAGTTGCTAACTTAACAAACTCTAATTTATCAGGTTCAGCTGGTATAACAAATGCTAACTTGGCAAATTCAGCGGTTACTCTAGGTGCAACTTCAGTTAGTTTAGGTGCAACAGCAGCCTCAGCTTCCAACTTTAGTTTAACAGGTGCTTCTAGTGTATCAGGAACAGGAACAATTGATTTAACTGGTGCAGGTTCAAAAGCTAGATTTAATTTTGCAGGAACAGGAGCCTTTCCTAGTGAATCAACTTATGAAGGTATGTTTGCTTACGATACAACTGGTGACAAACCTTATGTTGCAGACTCAGCTGGTTGGATTAATATATTAACAGAGAATGATGGTGTTGAAAGACACCCGAATGTTAACATTTCAGGTATAGCAAATGGTAATACTTTAGTTTGGAATTCAGCACAGGCTAGATTTAATGCAGGTTCAGCTAGTGGTGCTTTAACGGTACAAGAAGAAGGTTCAGCATTATCAACAGCCGCTACAACATTAAACTTTGTAGGTTCTGCTGTTACGGCTTCAGGCACAGGCGCAACAAAAACAATTACGATTACAGGTGGTGATGTTGTTTCTGACACAACACCTCAACTTGGCGGATTTTTAGACGCACAAAATAATCATATTACAGATATTGCATATAGTGGTTTTCGTTCAACAGCTCAAGTTGATAGAGTTATTACCGTAACGGTAGTTACAAAAGATACTACACACTTTAAATATAATTCAGGTTCATCTTTAGGTTATGCTTTAGATGGCGTACAAGCGCCAGAATTAATATTAGCTCCGGGAATTTATAAGTTTGACCAATCGGATCCTTCAAATGCAACACACCCATTAGCATTTTATTGGGACATTGATAAGAATAGACAATGGACAACTAATGTAACAACAAGTGGAACACCAGGTAACGCAGGCGCTTATACTAGAATAGATGTACACTCTCAAACACCTAGAACATTATCATATCAATGTACTGCTCACTCTTACATGGGTCATAAAGTAAATTGTTTAGGTGGTAAAGTAAACAGAGTTGTAAACTCTCATCAAAAATTTACAGGTAACCTTGCTGGTGCAAACTCTGGTAAATCATTTACTGGATTAACTTACGGTGGTACCGTTGATGATATGTTGGTTTTTGTAAACGGTATTTGTATGGTGCCTACAGATGACTATACGGTATCAGGGACAACATTAACTTTTCAAGTAGCACCGGCTGACAACGCAGAAATAACGGTAAGACATATAGGATATTAATATGGGAACGATAACAAGAACAATAGCAAATAATTTAACTATTACTAAAGCTAGTGGTGGTACAATGGTTGATGTGTGGAGATTAGCCTCTGACCATGACTCAACAAGTACAGCTTCAACTATCGTAGGTTGGGAAAGAGATGATACTGCCTCATACGCTGGTGTAGGTACAGGTATGACAGAAAGTTCAGGTATCTTTACTTTTCCTGCTACCGGTATTTACTTAATTACGGCTATATGTGCATTTAATAGTGCCGGAAATGATTCTAATTACAATGAATTGTCAATACAACAAACGGTAGATGGTGGTACAGGTTGGACATTTAGAGCAGGAAATTCAGACGATATACAAAGTGGCACAAATGAAAGAGCTGCAACAACGCAATTATGCACATTTGATGTAACAGATGTATCAACTCATAAAATCAGATTTAATGCATTTTCTCAAAATACCGTAAAGATGTATGGTTCTAGTTCAGGTAATAGAACACATGTATTGTTTCAAAAAATAAATGAAACATAATGCTAATGAATAATGCTAATGAAAACTTGTATAAATATAGTTAAGGAAGAGTTAAAATAATATGCCAGCAATAATAACAAACAAATTCAGAGTTCACAATAGTGAACAATTTAGAGAAAGTTTTACCGAAACAGCAGGTAATACTTACTACCTATCAATTGGTAGACCAATGCCGTATGCGACTGCTTCAAGACCTGATAATCGTACAGAAAATGAAGGAACAGACGCAAGTCCTATCACACCTACAGATACAGAGAATACACAAAACTTTACTTATGATGATATGCTGGCTGCAAAGAAAATTGACTCAAGTAATATTTCAATAGTTATTCCTAGAAGAAACTGGACAACTGGTACCGTTTACGATTATTACAGACATGATTATGGCGATTACTTAACAGGTACAACAACTGCTAATACAGGAAATAGTGGAGCGGCTACTTTGTTTGACGCAACTTTTTATGTATTAACTTCAGCTAGAAATGTTTACAAATGTTTAGATAACAATGGTAACGCTCAATCAACGGTAGAACCTACGGGAACATCTACATCTATTTTATCACTTGCAGATGGTTATAAGTGGAAATATATGTACACACTATCTGCTTCACAACAAGCAAACTTTTTATCTACAGATTTTATGGCAGTTTCAACAAACTCAACCGTTTCAGCAGCTGCCGTAGATGGCGCAATTAATATTTGTAAAATTAAAACTGCTGGTTCAGGTGGTACAGACGGAACATTTACAGGAATTCCTATTAGAGGAGATGGTACAGGTGCAATTGCTACCGTAGTTGTTTCTTCAGGTGCTGTAACTTCAGTAACAATGACAAGTGTTGGTTCTGGTTATACATATGGATATTTACCAAACGCAAAAATAGTATCTAATGGTTCAACAAACTTAACAGGTGCAGAAATTGATGTAATAATTGAACCAAAAGGTGGCCACGGATTTAATGCAGTAGAAGAGTTAGGCGGTTTCTTTATTATGCTTAACGCTTCTTTAGAAGGAACAGAATCAGCAAACTCTGGTGATGTTACGGTTGCAAATGACTTTAGAAAAGTTGCATTATTAAAAGACCCTAAAACTTCAGGTAATGCTTCTACAGCAACAACAATGAGAGCAACCAAAGCAATAAAATTATCAGGAGTTTCAGGAACATTTCAAGCAGACGAAAAGATAACTCAAGCGACAACAAACGCTGTTGGTAAAGTCGTAGAATGGGACGCAACTAATTCAATTTTGTATTATGTACAAACAAGATTTTTAAATGAAGGTGTTGATACAGATGGTTCTAAAAATGCCTTTAGCACAAATGCTACGGTGACAGGTGCAACTTCAAGCGCAACTGGTAATCCTGATACATCACATTCAGCAACTACTAACAATGTTGTATTCGCCTCTGGTTACGCAACCGCTGAAATTGACTCAGGTTCTGGACAAGTTTTATATGTTGAGAATAGAGCACCAATTACTAGAGCGGCTGACCAGACGGAGAATATAAAGTTAATCGTTGAGTTTTAAGGGGAGTTAAATGCCAAGTCCAACTGATTTTAACCTCTCGCCTTATTATGATGATTATGCTGAAAGTAAAAACTATCATAGAATACTTTTCAGACCTTCATTTGCTGTACAGGCAAGAGAATTAACACAATCACAAACTATCCTTCAAAATCAAATTGAAAGGGTATCAGACCACCTTTTTGAACAAGGTTCTATGGTCATACCTGGCGAAATTGGTTATGATTTAAATTACTATGCAGTTAAATTAACTTCATTTACAGATACAGCAGCTGCCGGTATTACATTAACAGATTTTAAAGGTCTTACTTTAACAGGTGGTACTTCAGGTGTTCAAGCATTAGTAATTGAAACTGAAGCAACAGATGGTACAGACCCTAATACTTTATATGTCAAGTATCTAAAAGCAGGTACAGACAATATCGCTCAAACTTTCTCAGCCGGAGAAACAATTTCAGTTTCAACAACAATTAACAGCGTAAATACAACTGCTCAAGCTGTAGTAAATACAACAGCAACTGGTTCGGCTGCTGAAGTACAAGAAGGTGTATATTATATAAATGGATTTCATGTTAAAGTTTTAGGTCAAAGAATTATACTTGACAAATATACAAACAGGCCTTCTTATAGAGTTGGTTTAAGTGTAGTTGAATCTTTTCAAACTTCAAATGATGACGCAACTTTAAATGATAATGCTCAAGGTACATCAAATACAAATGCTCCTGGTGCAAACAGATTTAAAATAACATTAACTTTAACTAAAAAAACAATTTCATCTACCGAAGATAATAACTTCATAGAATTATTAAGAATTAAAAATGGTTTAATTCAAAACCAAGTTAGAACAACAGAGTATGCTGTATTAGAAGATACTTTTGCTAGAAGAACATTTGACGAGTCAGGTGATTACGCAGTAAAAGATTTTGATTTAGATTTAAGAGAACATTTATTATCAGGAAATAACAGAGGTATATTTACGGCCGCTTCAGGTGGTTCAGAGGCAAAAGTAGCTGCTGGATTATCTCCAGGAAAAGCATATGTTAGAGGTTATGAAATAGAAACTATTGGTACTTCTTTTGTTGATATAAACAAAGCAAGAAGTTTTGATACTCAAAATAACTTTAACACTAGATTTGATATTGGTAACTTTGTTAATGTAACAAATGTTTTTGGTTCGCCTGACATTGGTTTCGTAACTGGTGATATTGAGGCATTTAAATTAGTAAATCTATTTAAATCTCCTTCAGCTTCAAGAGGAACACAAAATACTGGTACAGAATCAGGTGTAAATAATATTGGTGTTGCTAAGAGTAGAGGTTTTGAATTTAGTTCAGGTTCAGCTGCTTCAAATATATTTGCAAGTTCTTCATTAACTTCAGCAGTTTATAAACATTATCTATTCGATATAGAGATGTTTACACATTTAAATATTACAACTGCTCAATCATTTACAAATGGTGAAATAATAACAGGTAGTGTTTCAGGTGCTAGTGGTACTTTCATGCAACAAAGCACAACTGAAACTGGCGCAGTATCAGGTATTAGTGTTGCAAATCCAGGTGTTGTAACTGCTACAGGTCATAATTTAAAAGAAGGTCAGCAAGTTAAATTTTTATCACCTAGTTTTTCAGTAGGTGGTGTTGCAGTAACAACAAGTGATATATTTACGGTTAGAAATCCTGGAACAAATACATTTCAATTATTTGGTGCAGACGGAACAACATCTCAAAATGTTACAGCGTTTACATCTTCAGGTAATTATACTCATGGTGTTGCGATTGTATCTGCCGTAACAGGAACATTTGTACCTGGTGAAACAATTACAGGTGGTACTTCAGGTAACACAGCAGTAATACAATCAAACGCAGTAGGTTTTCCAGCAGTCAGGTCATTTGATTTCAGTCAAGTAAAACAAGTTGGTATGGCAGGTTCTCCTGTTTATACTGCTGATACGGCTCTTGATGAAACAAATGGTAATCAGTTAATTTTATCAGGTAACATAAACCATACAGCAGGTTCAACAATTGTACAAGGTAACAATACAAGATTTTTAACAGAGTTAGAACCTGGCGATATAGTTGAGGCAGTTGATGTAACTGGTACCGTAAGAACAGCTACAATTGAATCAATTCAATCAAATGTATTATTACAAGTTAGCGCAACATTTAATGGTTCAAATGCCATATCTTCTGGTGTTTTAATTAGAAAAAGAACAAAATTACAAGACGCAAGTAAAAATACTTCAGTATTTAAATTACCTTATGACTTTATCAAAACATTAAAAACTACAGCTAATTCAGGAATTACTGATACAAACTTTGCAGTAAGAAGACATTTTACAGGAACATTATCATCAAACGGTGATGTTACAATTACTGCTGGTACAAACGAAACATTTAGTTCATTACTAGAAAAAGATTTTGCAGTTTCTATAATGACAACTGGTTCTGGTGGTACTGGTTCTGTGGGTGATGTATTAAGTTTAACAGGAAATAATCATTTAGGTAATCCAATATTTACATTGGGTGGTTCACCTACAGGTAAAACTTTAAAACTTGACTTTGGTACAAACTATGCAGGACATAAAGTAAAAATACTTGCAACTATTTCAAGGTCAGTAGCAAATTCTAAAACAAAAACATTAACATTAAATTCAAGTGTACAAATTGCTACACAAGCATTAGCACAGGCACCACAAATTAGTTTAGGCAAGTCAGATATTTACGCTCTAAAATCTGTCAAAATGGCTTCTAACTTTTCTACTAACGCTAATTCAGGCGATACAGATATTACAAGTAGATTTGAATTAGATAATGGTCAAAGAGATAACTTCTATGATATTGGTAGAATTAAATTAAAATCAGGTGAATTACAACCTACTGGTAGACTATTAATTACTTTTGATTTCTTTACTCACGGTTCAGGAGATTATTTTGATGTTGACTCTTATTCAGGTCAAATTTCATATGCAGATATACCGTCTTATACTTCCGATACTACAGGTAAAGTTTTTGAATTAAGAGATGTTATTGATACAAGACCTAGAGTAGATGACGCCTCAACAATTCTTTCAGGTACAAGTGCTGGTGATAGGTCATATGATGGTTCAGGTGCAGCTACCGTAGATGTTATAAAATTTAATACAGATGTATCTTCAGACTTTGAATATTATTTACCTAAAATAGATAAAATATTTTTAGATAAAGAAGGAAATTTTGTTGTTGTAGAAGGCGCAAGTTCACTTGACCCACAAACTCCAAAAGAGTTAGATAGTGCAATGCATTTATACACATTAGATATTCCTGCTTACACGGTTTCGCCAGACGATATTAAAATTACTAAACAAGACAATAGAAGATTTACTATGAGAGATATTGGTAAGTTAGAAGGTAGAATTGAAAACCTAGAATACTATACTCAATTGTCTATGTTAGAACAATCAGCACAATCTTTACAGATACAAGACTCAGCTGGTTTTGATAGATTTAAAAACGGATTTATTGTAGATAACTTTACAGGACATAATATTGGTGATGTGGGTAACATTAACTACAAAGCGGCTATTGATATGTCGCAAGGTGAGTTAAGACCAACATTTAACGAGGACGCAGTTCAATTAGTAGAGTCAGATGATGATGGTACAGCAATCTTATCAACTGATAGGTCAGACGGACAATATCAAAAAACAGGTGATATATTAACTTTACCTTATACAGAGTCAACTTTAATTGACCAACCTTTTGCAAGTAAGACGGTTAATGTCAATCCATTTGATGTATTTACTTGGGCAGGTACCGTAGAGTTAACACCTCCAGGTGATGAATGGAAAGAAACAGAAAGAGCACCACAAATTGTTATTAATAATACAGGTGGTTTTGATACATTAGTTTCAGGTTTAGGAAATTCAGCATTACAAGGTATTGAAATAGGTACCGTATGGAACGATTGGCAAGATTTCTGGTCAGGTGCTCCTAGAGATGTATCAAGTAGAGATACTTCAGGTAATCAAAGAGCAGGAAGAAGAGTTTTTAGAACAACTGAAATTACTTCCGAACAAACCGTTAGACAGACAAGGTCAGGTGTTAGACAAAGATTAGTTCCTCAAGTAGTTAGAAATTCAATTGGCGACAGAATTGTTAATGTTGCATTTGTGCCATTTATTAGAGCAAGAAATGTATCATTTAGCGGTACTAGAATGAAACCAAATACAAGAGTTTATGCATACTTTGATAATATTGATGTATCAACTTATGTTACACCTACAGGTGGTTCACTCGGTGGAAATTTAGTTACAGACGCAGCTGGAGCCGTGTCAGGTGTATTTGCAATACCTGACCCTAAAGTAGATTCAAATCCAAGATGGCGTACAGGTGAGAGAGTATTCAGATTAACAAGTTCAGCTACAAACGATAGAAGTTCAGATGTAGAAACTTCAGCAGAAGCAGATTATACTGCTAGAGGTTTATTAGAAACGGTAGCAGAAACAATTATTTCTACTAGAGAGCCAAGATTAGTTAGAGAAAGTACAAACGAACAAAGAGCTATTGTTAGAACATCAACAAGGGACGCAACTAGAACGGTTGGTTGGCATGACCCATTAGCTCAAACATTCTTAATTGATGATAAAGGTGGTGTCTTTATAACTTCATTAGATTTATTCTTTAGCACAAAAGACACAAACATTCCTGTTACGGTTCAAATTAGAGAAGTTGTAAACGGATATCCAGGTTCTAAAATTTTACCTTTTGGTGAAGTAAGTTTAAATCCTAATCAAGTTAGTACAAGTGCTGACGGTACGGTTGCAACTAAATTTACATTCCCAGCACCTATTTACATTCAAGAAAATGTTGAGTATTGTTATGTAATTATGGCAATGACTAACAACTATAATTGTTATGTTGGTAGATTAGGTCAAACAGCAATCGGTACTAATAGAACAATATCACAACAACCATATGCTGGTGTTATGTTCAAATCTCAAAACGGTTCTACATGGACTGCTGAACAAAACGAAGATATTAAATTTACAATGAGAAGAGCAGAGTTTGAAAATGTTACAGGTTCAATTACATTATCAAATGATACTTTACCTTCAAGAACATTAAAAACTAATCCTATTAGAACAACAAACTCTTCAAGTGTTATCAGAGTTTTCCATCCAAACCACGGTATGCATGGTACAGATAATAATGTTACAATTTCAGGATTAGCAAGTGGTACTTACAATGGTATTGCACACTCCGATATTAACGGTACATTTACAACTATTTCAAATGTAACTTTAGATAGTTACGATATAACAACTTCAGGAACGGCAACTGCTACAGGTGATGTGGGTGGTGCGGCTGTTGTTGCAACACAAAATAGACTTTATGATGTATTGAATTTAAACTTGGCAACTATGACGGTTCCAGAAACATCAATCGCTTATTCTGTAAGACCTACAACTGGTAAATCAATTCATGGTGCAGAATCAGAATTTGCTTTGACAGCTTCTGTAAATTCTCAATCAGTTATTGCAAATGATAATATTTACTTTACTTCACCAAAAATGGTTGCTAGTGAAATAAATGAAACTAACGAAATGAATGGTCAAAAATCATTACTTGTAAATTTAACATTCAATACTACAAACACTAAATTGTCACCAGTTCTTGATATGCAAAGAATGAGTGCGTTTGTAATTCAAAACAGATTAAACAACGCTACAAGTGGTAATACACCAAACTTTGTGGCAGATACAGCCTCTACTGGTGGTTCATCAGCTGCTCAATATATAACTAGACCGATTGTGTTAACAAATCCTTCAAGTGCGTTAGATATAAGATTGACAGCAAACATTCGTTCAAGTTCAGATGTAAAAGTTTTCTACAGAGGGTCAAGTTCAGATGAAGTTAGAAATATTAACGACTTATCTTGGACTCCTTTCAATACAGATGGTGGTCCAGATACAGCATTAATACCTGCTGAAGACGATACAACATTCAAAGATTACAGATATTCAGCAACTGGTATAAATGACTTTACGGCCTTCCAAATTAAAATTATTATGAAAGGTACAATATCATCATATCCGCCTAGAATTAAAGATATGAGAGGTATTGCGTTAGCTGTATAATGAGTGATAAGTATTTAAAAGTTGAAGGTCATACAAGTTTAGTTAGAGATGTATATTCTAATGGTATTGTAAATACAAATATTAGTGAGTATCAACAATACATGGCAAGAGTAAAAGCAAGAGAACAACAAGGTGACCAAATTAGAAATGCAGTTAAAGAGATAAATACTTTAAAAGCAGAATTAAGAGAAATAAAAGGTTTAATAAAAGAGTTAGTAAATGGCAGTTAGAAGTATAGCAATAACAGATACACTAGAAACATTTAGACAGCAGTTTAATGCTTTGTCTGGAACAGATTTTGGTGATATCGGAACACTAGACGCTTCAATCTCAGCTACAAGTATTGTAGGTGCAATGAATGAAGTTGTTAGTCTAGTTACTTCCGCTGAAGGTATCTTTGTTGAAGACGCTTCATCTACTAGACAGGTTTTAGGTGCAGGTGAAACATTAAGATTTTTTGGTACTTCAAATCAATTAGACATGACCGTATCAGCACCTGATACCGTTACTGTTTCATTAACAAACAATGTTACAATACCAAACAACTTAACCGTAACAAACGCTTTAGACGCTGTTTCAGTTTCAGCAGGTACAATAACAGGTACAGGTGGTACTCACACTTTAGGTACTATTGAATTATCTGGTAACGAAATTAGGTCTACTGATTCAACAGAGTTGAAAATAAATGACAACTTTCAAGTATCTGGAATTATAAAAAGTGGTGATACAAGAATAAATCCATCAGCTACCGTAAATATTGATTCGCTTACAGACAATTTAACGGTAGGTTCTAACTTGACAATGGCACAAAATAAAACTATTTTGTTTGAAGGCTCTTCGGATGACGCAAATGAAACGACATTAACCGTTGCAAATCCAACAGCCGATAGAACAATTACTTTACCTGACTCAACTGGCACCGTGGCATTGACAAATACGACAGGATATGCAAGCTCCAGTATATTTGCTAATATTGCAACTTTGATAATTTACAATAGTTCAGGCACAGCAGTAAAGACTATAAAAGGTTCAGTAAATTAAAATGATGGAAAAAGATTATGGCAGTAAGAACACCTTTATACAATAACAACGGCAATCTTCAAGATATGACCACAGCAATGGTCACTAATCTTGTTAATCAAACAATCTACCAATACTCACTTTTACCAGGTACAGCTTTATCGGTTGTAAATTCTGGTGGTACTTTAGGAAATCTTTTTGATACAAGATTACAAGCAGGTGTGAGTTCAAGTGGTGTATCATCTTATCCTAGTGAATCTGCAACGGCAGAGCCAGGTGTAGTTACGTTTACATATGGAAAAATTAATCAAGTAAAAGCAGCTTTTACTCCTACTGCTGACACAGGAAGAACATGGCCAGTTTATAGAACGGCAGCTAACGAAATTCAATCAATGACATTACAAGATGTTAAAGATACTTTTTTACACCCAGCAATTGACTCTTTAGTTTCAGGAAGTACAACGACAGCTCAAGGTGGTACTTATTTTATCAGTACATCTTTAAGTGTAGCAGGTGCAACTATAATGAGTAGTACACCTGTATTTTCAGATACAAGAGCAAATGTTTCTGCTTACACGGCAGGTGGTATTCCAGAAAGTTTAGACCAACCATCAACAATAACAAATTATTATTTACATGTGTGTAATGGTGCAAATTCAACATATACACCGCCAATGTTTTTAACTGCTTCACATGATATACAAGAATATTCAAGTGCAAGTTGGGGTAGTTTAATTCAAGAATGGATTAGATATACAGCTGCACAATCAACAGACGGTTACCAAATCAATTATAGTTACACTTCAGGCACAAACAGAGGCTCGGGCATGGGTGATACTAGATTAAATGGTTCGGGTAATTATCAACAAAGATTTATTAACGCTAACGATTATAGAGCTCAAGAGTTTCCAAACGGTACTGCTATAGGTATTAACACATATTATTTAAAAATTAGTAAAATTTAATTATTAACAAGGTGATTATGAATGAAAATATTATTAACAGGTAGTGAAGGCTTTGTCGGCAAAAATATACGAGAAAGATTAACTCAACACGAATTTGTCTGTGTAGATAGAAAGATAGGTTATGATGTAATGACCTGTACCTTACCTACAGACATTGACCTAGTTATACATTTAGCTGGCAATTCAGGTGTTAGAACAAGTTTAGATAACCCTACTGAATATTGGAAAAATAATGTAATTGCTAGTCAAAGATTATTTAAATTTTATTCTACATATAAAAATGTTAGAATATTATATGCAAGTTCAAGCACAGCAAAAGAACCTTGGAAAAATCCTTATGCCATGAGTAAATACGGCATGGAGATGATTGCACCTGAAAATAGTTTAGGTATGAGATTTACAACCGTTTACGGACCTCATGGTAGACAAAATATGATGATACCTCTAATTATTAGAAAAGAAGTTGAATGGGTAAATTGTGACCATCATAGAGATTTTATTCATGTCTATGATTTAGTTGACGCAATTAAAATATTATTACTTAAAGATTTAACAGGTGTGATTGATATAGGCACAGGAAACACGGTTTTTGTGAGAAAATTAGTAGAAGATTTTGGTATGAAACCAGAAATGAAAATCGGTAGTGAGATGGAAAGAGTAGATAATAAAGCTGATGCTGATATCTTGTATAAATATGGATGGAAACCACATCACGATTTATATGAATATATAGAAAGTGAAAGGTTAAAAGGACTAAATTAATGTTAAACGAAAAATTATTAAAAGAAAATCTAATTACGGCATATTATATTAGTGATGACCGTAAGCAGATTGAAATTTTAACACAAACTGAAGACGGTAAGGCTATCTCGCCAACGATAATCGAATCTGACCCAAACCACCCTTACTATAAACTATTGACAAAGTATGTTTCAGAGGAAGAGTTACTAGAAATAACTCACCAAAGAAAAAAGAATGAATTGAAAGCATACAAAAAAATGGTTTTAAAGTTAGCGAAAAAAGACGGTCTTGTTTATGATGTAAATGAAATAACAAAAAATTTAGAAAAATCTCCAGAAAAATTATCCACGGTAATTAAATTTTTCTTTGATTTTATTTTTGGTAACACATTTGATAAAGATAAACATAAAGATATTTTATTCGGTCTAAAACTAGAATTGTTTGAAAAAGAACAAATCAAAAGTTGCGACAATAGAGAGTTGAAGTCTTTAATGAGGAAGGCAAGTACACCTGAAGAAGTTATTAGGATTGCTGTTCAAATGTTAGACCATGAAAATAAAAAGCAAGAAACCCCACAAAAAGCTTAGTAGAATTGATGTAGGCGACCCTAATAAAAAGGTCGTACCTGTATCTCCACTACAAAAAGAAAAACCTGACATTGGTAACATGTTAGATAATGTTATCAAGAAAAAAGGTAATTTCTTTTGTTCTCAACCTTTCATACACATGTATATACCAACATACGGTTTAGCACACCCATGTTGTAACACTACAATGAATGTAAAAAAACATGTATCAGAAATTGGTATTGAAGGAGTTTGGAATGAACCTGAATTAGCAAATTTGCGAGAAGAGATGGCGAATGGTCATAAAAAACGGGACGCTACAATCGCAACCTGTTATAGGTGTATTGAAACGGAATGGCGAGGTTTTGGTACGCCTAGAATGGCCTATAATAATGATATGAGAAATGACGAGGAAGAATTAACTGAATTAGATAGATTAGTTAAGTATGTACAAGATAATCCTGGTGCTAGATATCCTGTGCCTGATAAAATTCATACATCACAAATTAAAGTATGGGGTAATTATTGTAACTTAAAATGTTTAATGTGTTCAGCGGAAGATTCTTCAGGAGTTGCCGAAGAGTGGATTGCTTTAGGCGAATACACACCATCTCAAATTTTAGAAAGGTCAGAAATTAGGTCAGGTTCTTCTATGCCTTTCTCATACCCTAGAATTAGTTATGAAGATAACAATATTGATGAAGAAGAGTTTTGGCGAACAATTAAAAAAACAAAAAGAATTCAGTTAATAGGTGGTGAAACATGGTTGATAAAACAATATGTAAATATTTTAGAGAAGTGTGTTAAAGAAGGTTGGGCAAAAGATAAAAAAATATTTGCATTTTCTAATAATTTTGGTTACCCTAAAATGCAATACATATTTGATTTACTAAAAGAATTTAAACATGTTCATTACAAATGCTCTATGGAATTATGGGGTCATAAAAATGATTATATTAGATATCCTTCAAAATGGCCTGAAGTTTATAAGAATATAAAATTAATGGCGTCTTTACCAAATGTAGGTATGGGTTTTGCATTTACTCTTAACCCTTTAAATATAGGATATGTTGATGAAGCTGTAAAAGGTGCTGAAGAATTTGGTAGAACACCTAGTTTCTTTAATTTAACTAGACCTACTTGGTTTACTTTAAAAGGTTTACCACCTGATATAAGAGATTTATATTTAGACAGACTTTACAAAAATAGTTATGATGTTCTTGACAAGATTAAAAAACCTCTTGACTATCTTGAAAGTTTAGAGTGGGACGAGTTTCAAATGCATGAAATGATAGCAAAAATAAAAGCAAGAGATAAGTTAAGAGGTGATAATATTTTAAAATATTTTCCTGAATGGACACCTTATTTTAAGGATGATTATTATGGAAGTCTTACATAGAATAGACTCTGAAATTACAAACAGGTGTAATGCAGGTTGCCCTTTATGTCCTAGAACAGGAACAATTGGTCCTGGTATATCTGAAATTGTACATAAAACAGGCTACAGAGATGTCGGAATTGATGTAATACAAAACATATTAGATTCTAAAACAGCAAAAAATTTAAGACATTGGTCTTATTGTGGAAACTATGGTGACCCTTTTATGCACCCTAAAGTTTATGAAATATCTGAATTAATATCCTCTCGTGGTATAAAACAAAGATATGATACAAATGGAGGTATGAGAAAAGAAGAATTTTGGTCAGAGTTAGGTAAACTACCAAATGTATCAATAAACTTTGCAATTGATGGACTAAAAGACACCAATCATTTGTATAGAATGAAAACAGACTTTGATGTGATTATGAGAAACGCAGAAGCATTTATTAAATCGGGTGGACATGCAGATTGGGTTTATATTGTGTTTGAACATAATGAACATCAAATAGAAGAAGCAAGTAAGTTATCTAAAAAAATAGGTTTTAAATCTTTTAACACTAAAATTAGTTCAAGAGGTTTTAATGTATCAAATAGTCAATCAAAAGATTATAATGTTCAATTTAATAAAAAAAAGAAAGAAGGCACAATAAACATACCAAAGAATCAAAAGTATCAACCTTCAGCTTTAAAAGATGGTCACATTAATATTCCTGTAAAATGTAAGGCAATTATGAAAGAACAATTTTACTTAACACCAGACAATATGTTATTACCTTGTTGTCATGTTCATGCTGAGGTGGCAAAAAAAACATATGGTGTAGATAAAAAAGAAGATGAGTTTTTTAGATTTTTAGTTGATACAGGAGTTAAATACAATTTAGAAAAGAATGATTTTGATAGTGCTGTTGAATCTTACAGGCATAATTTACCAATATTAAAAAGATACTGGGAAAATAGAACGATAAATATTTGTAACAGAATATGTGGAAGTAATAGAGCAAATAAGACTATTCAATATAATTAGGAGTTATTATGAAATATACTAGTGAAGCTGGTGATTTAAATTTTTGGGATCCTTATCCTAGATTAAATGATTTTAAAAAGATAGGCATAAATTTATCAGGCGGTGCCGACTCTGCTTTAGTAATGTTTATGACTTGCAGAGAATTAGAAAAAACAAATTCAGACGCTATGATAGTTCCCATTACAGGTGTTGATAAAACTAGGCCAACTAATATTTGGAATGCAGAGGAAATTGTTTTACTTTTTAAAGAGATGTTTCCTACGGTCAAATTTGCTAATCACGAAGTAAATCATTATAAAAAAGACCACGAAAAAGATAAAGTAAATAAACATAAAGAACATGAAGACAGATTGTGGTTTGAAAATAAAATAGAAGTATTATTACATGGTAGGTCAGCAAATCCACCTGAAGATGTTGCAAAGGCAAATAACTTATTATTTAAAAGAGAAGAACGAAGAGATAAACACGGACATGAAAGAGTGCCTTATCACGAAAACCATAATAAACCTTTTTATTGTCCTTTAGAATATCTTGATAAAAGATTTGTTGCTGAACAATATAAAAAATTTAATTTATTAGATAACTTATTTCCTATTACAGCCTCATGTGTAGAATATGCCGATAAAACGGATAACTTTACAAAACCATGTAAAGAATGTTGGTGGTGTAGAGAGAAAAAATGGGCTTTTGGAATGTATGATGGAGCAGAAATTTGAATTTTCCCGAAGATATAACACATACTTACTCAAATCAAGTTTTATTTAGAGAAATAGTTAGAACCAAAAAAGTTCCTAATATAGTAAATGTATATACGGTACCATGGGATAGTTTTGAAATGATGACTGATTTAGCACCAAAATATTATCAAGGTATAATTACGGTAGTTCATAGACCTAGAAGTCAAGACAGAAAAGATGAAGATGTTAAGTGGGCATTTTATTATGATGACCATATTAGTATGAATACTCACCTCTATGAATTTTGGGAAAGTTTTAAGTATTCAAAATATAAATCAAGATACATTAAATATATAAATCATTTTTACAATGAAAATTGGGTTGTTGATAGAGAGTTGACATTATTTAATTCTTTAGTAATAATGTTAAAACAAAAAGGTGCCCAACAAATTAATTTTTATAGGCCTAGAAAAAAAGAGTTTTGGAAAAATGAAGGTAATATTTGGTTTAATACAGGTAGACCTGATAAGTTAATTGAGAAACACCCATTATCAGCAGTATTAAAAGATAGTGATAGTGTAAAATGGCATGACCCAGGTGAAAGTAATAAAAAGTGGAAAGAAGATAAAGAAAAATTTAAGTGGAAAGATAGAGAAAAAGAAAGATTAGAAGATGATTAGAATATGTTGTTTGTATTTTGAAAGTACAGAATGGTCTGAAGTAAGTCCTGAATTTAAAGATAAATCAGGTCCCATGTACACGCCAGATTATATTGAAAAATTGTACAACGGATTAAAAGCAAATTACAAAGGCGAATTTGAGTTTGTATGTTATTCAGATAATCCCAATGTAAAGGCAGATAGAGTAATACCTTTACCGAAAAATACGGAAGTGAAAAGACATTGGCATAAATTACAATTTTTTGATGAAGAGTTTATAGGTGATGGTGACATTATTGTTCTTGATATTGACCAAGTTATTGTAAGTGATATTACAAAAATGATTGATTATCCTGTAAAACCAGGTGAATTAGTTTCTTATTCAAAGTGGTGGACAACTAATGATAAAAACATTCCAATAAACGGTGGTTGGTATAAATTTAAATCAGGTACATTAAGATATGTTTGGGACAAATTTAAAGCAAGACCAGAATATTGGCAGTTATATTACTATAAAAATAAAACGGTAGATTACAAATATTATGGAGAACAAAATTATGTGTATAACACAATAGTTGAACAAGGTGGTAATATATCTAAAATGCCTGGCAGATGGATTGCCAAATATGATAAAGACCCCGATAAAAATTTAAGATATAATAAAATGTATATGGATAAGTTTGATGAGCAATATATGATATTAGGTGATGGTCTCAATGATAAAATTAAAATAGTTCATTTTGCAAATGTATGGAATAATATACATCAACATGGTGATGAGTGGATTAAGGATTTTTGGAAATGATAAGGGTTATTTGTGTATGCACAGGAACAAAATATGATGAGTGGTATGTTGATAATTTAAAACATATGATTGATACTTATTCAGGTATCAAATATGACAAGTTTGAGGTGATGAGAGAGAATAGGTATGATGATGAAAGAGGAGTATTTAATAAGTTATTAATATTTGAAAAGTTTAAAGATGGTCAAAACATTTATTTTGATTTAGACATATTAATAAAAGGTGATGTAAATAATTTTTTAAGAAAAGACTTTACATTGTGTTCAGCATGGTGGCGACCTGAATATCATACACCTTTAAATTCCTCTATCATGTCTTGGCAAGGTGATAACTCTTGGATACATGACGAGTTTATGAAAGACCCGGAGTATAATTTATTTAAGTATAGAAGAGGTATGGACCAATTCATTTATGAGAATATAAAAGATTACAAACTATATGAAGAAAGCGATGGTTTTTGTTCTATTCAAACAATAAATTATGAATACGATTATGATATCTATTTGTTTAATCAAAGAGGCGAAGATATGAAAAAGAAACAATTGCTTACAGCTAATAACAAATTTGAAAAACTGTGGTATGAAAAGTATTTTAAAAGCAATATCTAAATCTATTGGTAATGAAATTACCGAAGACATGGATTTATTAAGAGTTATAGGTAAAGTAACTAATAATAAAGATGTAAAATCTATTGTGAATTCTGTAAATTCTAATCAAGTGATGAGTAAAGAGTGGTTAGTAGATACTATAAAACCAAAACTAGAATTGATGAATAATCCTAAAATATGTGTGGCAGCTGGTTGGTATGGTCAATTAGCAGATAGGTTAAGAGAATATACAGATGAAAAAGTTGTATCGTTTGATATGGATCCGAAATGTGCTGAGATTGGCAAAATACTTTATCCTGAAGTAAAGTTTGAAACACAAACTATAGAAGAGTTTGACCCAGCAAAATTTGATATAATTATTTGTACCTCATGTGAACACATAACAGATAAAACAATAAATGATTTTATAGCAAAAAGAAAAAAAGTAGGTCTCAATAGAAGTAATAAAACATTTGTGGTCTTACAGAGTAACGACTATTATGGTCTTAATGAACATGTGAATTGTAAAAGAAACTTAAGCGAATTCAAATGGTCGATTAAGATGAATATAATAAATAGTTTAGAAAAGAGAATTGACGATAAATTTAATCGTTTTATGCTAGTAGGATATTAATGAGATACGATTTAGAAGTAATAAAAAGAGAATTAACAACATTACCATGGTATAAGAACCAAATATACTTACAAGGTTCATCAAAAGATATGGACCCGATAGAACCAACTATTGGCCAAAACTATCTAGTAGTAGATGAAACAGAAAATAAATATAATATTCCTTTATTTGATATACCTTACATTAACGGTATATTAGAAGAACATAAACTAGTTAGAACAAGATTGATGAAGATGAAACCAAAAACTTGTTACTACTGGCATAACGATAAAACAAAAAGATTACATATACCCATAGAAACACATAAACATTGTTTTTTATTATTGGGTGATGAGAGGGTGCATTTACCGGCAGATGGTACGGCGTATGTTATTGACACGACTCAAAAACATACTGCTTTAAATTGTTCAAAGATAGACCGTATTCATATTGTTGGCGCATTTCAATAGATGTACGACATGGTTATTACTTCTCTTCCTGGCATGGATAGAGATAAACCTGCTCCAGGTCCGGCTTTTTTAAAAGGTTATCTTGAAACAAAAGGTTTTAAAATAAAAGTAATTGACGGCAATCAACTTGATACTTTAGATAATATTCACAAAGAAATATCTCAATACAAATTTAAGTGGTTAGGCATATCTGTATTTTCATATTTGCAAAAAGATGACGCATTAAAATTAGGTGAAAAATACGATAATGTTTTATTTGGTGGTTCAGGCGTAGATGTTTTTTGGCCTAGAAAACATTTTGTAGTAGGCGAAGGCGAATATGCATTAGTAGAATTTTTAAATGGGAATTTAGATTATCCTGGTATTAACGGAAACCCACCACAACAAATAGAAAACATAGAAGATTTACCACCACCTGATTATTCAGATGTAATGTGTAAACATGATTACGATACAGCTATTATATCTGGTTCAAGAGGTTGTGTTAGAAAATGTACCTTTTGTGATGTAATGACAATATGGCCGAAATATAGGTGGAAGTCAGGTAAAAAAATAGCAGATGATATGCATGAAGTCGCAGAAAAAACAGGATTAAAAAAGATAGGTTTTTCTGATTCTTTAGTTAATGGTTCTATGAAACATTTTAGAGATATGTGTAAAGAGTTGGCAAGTAGAGATAAGAAAGTACAATGGAACGGACAATTTATTGTTAGAGGTGCAAAGACTTTTTCTAGTGAAGACTTTGATAATTTAGCAAACTCTGGTTGTAACGGTTTGACAATGGGTATAGAATCAGGTAGTGAGAAAGTTAGAGACCACATGAGAAAAAAATTCTCTAACGAAGATATAGATTATTTTATGAAAAATCTAGGTGATAGAAAAATAAAAATGAAGATGTTACTAATAGTTGGTTACCCTACAGAAACGGAAGAAGATTTTGAAGAAACTTTACAATTATTGAGGAGATACAAAAAATATGCAAAATATATTAGCGTATCTCCCCATATGATGTTGACTTATAAAAATACGCCATTAGATTTTGACCATAGAGATTTATATGATACAGAGGGTTTTCATTGGAAAAATGATATATCAAATTATAATATAAGACTTGTAAGATTTAAAAAAGTATTTGAAGTAGGTCAACAAATGGGTTACAAGTTCAATAAACATGCATTAGATAAGATTGAAAAGTTTGATAAACTACAATATCAAAGTTAAAAGTGTTTTCTAAATCCTATATTAATGTTTCTATCATATTGATTATAACCATCTGGTCTTTCATATCTTTCATTAAATAGATTGTTTATACTCCAAAAGAATGTTGTATTATCTTTAGTAATATTATATCCTATATCAATAGTATCAACTGCTTTCATATCTTTTCTTGCATATGTTGAAGCGTCAATATCTTTGTGTTCACCATAATAATTCCAATCAACATAGAAATTGTTATAATACATTGTTGCAGTATTTTGCCAATTAGGTCTTCTTAATTGGTCTTTGTTATCACCGTCTTTAGACACCGTATAAGATAACTTATTATGAAATTGTATTTGTTCAAAGTCGTATGTATTATTTAATTCAAAACCATGTTGCTTACTTGTTTTAGTATCATTAGTATAAGTATTATTTTCATACTTTAAAAGATTATCTATTTCAGATTCAAAATAAACAAATGACATATTATCTTCTTTTATGCCAATCTCCCATGTTTTTGATTTTTCGGGTATAAGATTTTCGTTACCTAAAAATCCATAATTATTTTTACCATACATCTCATAGACCGTAGGTGCTTTATAACCTGTAGAATAACTTAAATGTACACCATTATTTTCTATTGCAATTCTACCAGTTGTTTGGTCGTCAAATGTATTTGGTGTATCATGCCTTAATCCTGTGTGAATAAAAATGCCATTTTCCAGTTGATTATCTATATTAAAATAGTAACCATGATTATGTCTTTCTTTATCTACATTTGAATCATAACCTGCAATATTAGTATCAAAATCTATTTCTTGTAAATTATGTTCAAATCCAGTTGTCAAATCTATATTATCATCTAAATGAAATGTATGACTAGCAATAAATGTTTCTTGGTCTGAATTGTAAATATCTTTTGTGCCTTTATCGTTATATGTTCTTTTATGTTTTGTTTTTTGAAATGAAAACTCTGTATCTTTACTTTGTAAAGAAATATATTGATTGTTAAAGTTCCAATCGGCCGTATAATCAGTATAGTCAGTTGATTTATCTAAATCTGATTTATTTTTAGTTTGTATTATATTTGATTTCAATACCCATTTGCCTAGAAACTTCTCTATTTGAAAGATATAGTTTCTATCAGATAGACCATCTTTTTCAGTACCGTCAACAACTGAAATACCATCAGCAGTTTCATTTTCAATTCTAAAGTCTATAATAAAACCTTTTGAATAATCTGCTTTACCTAATTTAATAATTTGTTTTTTATGGCCAAAACTACCACCTGACAACTCAATATAATTCTGTCCATTTGCTTGAGTTACCATGTTGATTACTCCACCAATCGCATTAGGTCCATATACACTACCCATTGGACCTTTTATTACTTCAACATGACTAACACCTAAAAAACTATGAGCAAATAAATCTTCCGTACCATTAGGTGTAGAGTTATCTTGAATTGATATACCATTTAAAGTAATTAAAGTGTGATTTGAATTTGTACCTCTTGTAAATGTTGATGTCAATTGTCCGTCAGGTCCAGATTGTACAACATTTAAAGAAGATACTTTTTTAATTGAATTTTTATCTGGCGACACAACTTCATATGAATATGTTTTGTGTGTAAGGTCGCTAGAGTTTCTAATAAATGTTTTGCAGATATAAATTATAAGATTGCCTTGTTCATCATATTGAGGTCTATCGCCTCTACAATCATCTGCTTTTGCTGTAAAACTAATTAGTAATACAAATAATGATAATAATATTTTATACATAATTTTCCAATCATAACACATATCAAGGTAGATACCAATAAATTCAAATCAAAAGGTATCGCTTGAATGTAAATTTGTAGTAAGTTGCCACCGTATGATAACCACACAGCGAAGTTGACAACAATGTGCCAAATAATAACACCTAAAAAAGTTGCTAATATAGTATTACTTATATATCTTCCCAGGAGAACAAATATCAGTAAACAACTATATACTGGTATCATAAGACCATGAAATCCTAAAAATACATCTTTCACTAACATTAAAGATAGTGGTATGCTGTACTGAATATTATGATTTTTTGTTAGACTAGGTAATAACAAAGCAATCGCAAACAACGGCGTTATATTCATACATTTATTTATATCATGTTTCGCCAAAAAAGTCAATGCCAAGTCGTATAAATAGTATTAAAGGAGTATTTTTTATGGCTATAGTAATAGATGGAAAAGAGTATGATGACTCTAAATTCAGTCCTGAATTGAGAAATTATATAACCTCTAGGCAAGAGTTACAAGTTAACAAAACTAGATTAAATCTTGAATTAGAGAAAATTGAAGTTCTAACTGAACACTTTAACAAAAAAATCGTAGATTTATTAAAAGAAGAAGCAGATAAACAAGACCAAGAAGAGAAAAAGACAAAGTAAAATGGCTGCCATTGCAAACCTCACAATAGACCAAGGTGCTAATTTCACCTCGGATGTAACCGTAAAAGACGCAAATGCTAATGCATTTAATTTAACTGGTTATACAGCAAGAGCAAAGATGGCAAAAGGTTATTCTTCAACAAGAACAAGAACGGATTTTACTTGCACAATCGCTGGTGACGCAACCACAGGTGTTGTGTCTTTATCTTTATCAGCCACACAAACAGGGGCTTTAGATGATGGTAGATATGTCTATGATTTAGAAATTGAACAAACTGGTACTGGAAATGTAACCAGAGTTATAGAGGGTGTGATTAATGTCAGACCTAATGTAACGACATAAATCTTATAAATATAGACGAGGGAGAGCAGAATGCCTGATATTACAGCAAAAATAAATGTAAATACATCAGCGGGACCAGAAAAAGTATCGGTAACTTTGCCTTCCGCTCAAGCAGCCTCTAATAGTGCTTTACAATTAAAACTATTAGGTGATGTTGATACATCTACTTTAGATGATGGTGCTTTATTACAATATAGGTCTAGTGATGGCAAGTTTGTTACAAGAACGGAAATTATAACATCAACTGGTACGCTGTTATTTAATTGTGGGAGTTTTTAATAAATGGCAACAATAATTCAAATAAAAAGAAGTTCGGGTACTACATCACCGAGTACGCTGAAATTAGGAGAAGCTGCCTATACTTTTGGAACAGGTACGCAAGGTAACGGCGGTGATAGACTTTATCTAGGAACAGGTGGTGTTGATGGTAATGGTGACGCAAATAGTATAGATATTATCGGTGGTAAATATTTTACAGCGTTATTAGACCATGTCGCAGGAACATTAACTGCTAACTCAGCTTTAATTGCAGACGCAAACAAAGCAATAGATGAGGTAATTGTCGGTAACAGCGCAAGTACCGGCGGTACAATCAAAATAAACGAAGGTACAAACAACGGAACAAATTTCGTAGGACTAAAAGCTCCTAACGCAATGGCAAATACCGTAACTTTCACACTTCCAGGTGGTGATGGTTCGGCAGGCCAATTTTTAAAAACTGACGGTGCAGGTAATTTAGATTTCCAAACCGTAAACCAGTTTATAGATTTAGCAGGTGATTCAGGAACAGATACTTACAATACTGCTGAAACTTTAACATTTGCTGGTGGTTCTGGTATGCAGGCTGTCGTAACAGACAATACCGTAACTATCAACGCAACAGCATTAACAAATTCAAACTTATCAGGTTCAGCGGCTATATCAAACGCTAATCTGGCAAATCCTACATTGACATTAGGTTCATCTACTTTAACACTAGGTGCAACTACAACTGATATTGCAGGATTAACTTCATTAGTTGTTGACGATATAACAATTAATGGTCAAACGGTACAAACAACAGCTAGTAACAAGGACATCAATCTATCTCCACACGGCACAGGCACGGTGATAGTTCCTTCAGGTTACGAAGATAGAGCGGGCTTTCAATCACAATCATTAGCTAACAAAGCATATGTTGACCAAGTCGCTCAAGGTTTAGATACTAAACCATCATGTAGAGTTGGTACAACTGCCAACTTATCAGCATCCTACTCAAACGGTACTGCCGGTGTAGGTGCAACATTAACAAACTCTGGCTCTCAAGCCGCTTTAGCAATTGACGGTGTAACTTTATCTGTAAATGATAGAGTTCTAGTCAAAGACCAAACAAACGCAGCTCACAACGGTATCTATGTTGTAACAACTGCTGGTGATGGTTCAACTAATTGGGTAATAACAAGAGCAACTCCGGAAGACCAACCTTCAGAATTATCAGGTGGTGCTTTCGTATTCGTAGAAGAAGGTACTGCTAATGGTGATAACGGTTATGTTTTCACTCATAACGGACTACCTACTTTTGGTACAACAGATTTGGATGTAGCACAATTTAGTGGTGCTGGGCAAGTAATAGCTGGTGCAGGTTTAGTAAAATCAGGAAACACGATAGACGCAAATACAGACAACTCTTCTATAGAAGTTTCTTCCGACCAATTAAGAGTTAAAGCATTAGGTATTACAAACTCAATGTTGGCGGGAAGCATTGACGGAGCAAAAATAGAAAACTTTAAATTTACAGACGAGAGTTCAACTCAAGGTGCTGTAGAAATAGGTAATCCGATGGAGTTTATCACAGGTGAAGGTATCAATACTATTGCAAGTGGCAATACATTAAGAATTGAAGGTGAATTAGCAAGTACATCAAATATTGGTGTGGCAAAATTTGCTTCAGATAATTTTACGGTATCTACAGGTAATGTTACCGTAACAGGTATTGACGGAGGAACATATTAATGATTAAGTGGATTAAGAAGTGGGTAGATAAGATTATTTTAAAACCTTATATACCAAAGAGAGAGAAAGAGATTAAAGTATCTGATTTACAATATAAAACTAAAGCAGAGTTAGAAAAACTAGGCAGAAAAATAGGTATTGAATTAGATAAAAGACTTACAAAAGATAAACTCATCAAACAAATTAAAAAGAAGATTAAATAATGACAGCTGTAATAAAATTAAAAAGAAGTGAAACAGCATTATCTATACCATCTGCTAGTGATTTACAAGCAGGTGAGTTAGCTCTTAATATCGCTGACGGTAAATTTTTTACTAAAACAACAGGCGGTACGGTAAAAGAAGTTGGTGGTGCTGGTTCGGTTATCTTGAATGATGTTACTTCAAATGGTAATATCACAAACCAAGATATCATTCTAAACGGTTCGAGATTAGTATTTGAAGGTGCTTTAGAAAACGCATATGAAACATTTTTGACTGCTCAAGAACCAACGGCTGATAGAACATTAACATTGCCAAACGCTTCAGGTGCTTTGGCGACAGAGGGAGACGCTTTAGCATTTGCTATTGTCTTTGGTAGTTAATAATGGCTAGTGCATTTAAAAACGCAGGTAAATCAGTTGGTGTAGTTGATAGTTCAGCTGCTAATTTATATACGGTTCCTGGTAGTGCCTCTGCTGTTATACACGCATTATTCATCTCTAATAAGAGTAAAACAAATTACGGAAATGTAGATGTCAAGGTCACAACTGACGGTGGTTCTACATTTTTTCACATAGGTAAGTCATTAAANATTGAACCAGAAAATACATTNATGATTGANAAACCTATTAATATGGAAAGTAATGATNTATTAAGAATAGTNGCAGAATTAAATCCTGACTCATCAACACCAGATATTGAGGCAGTNGCAGCTATTTTGGAAGTTACATAATAAACTATTATAAATATATGTTAAGGAGTAAGTTTAAGTGTCATATTTAGTAGCAAAGAGTACAGATACAGGTATTTTCAGTTCAGACGAATCAGCATTCCANGGTCTGAAAGTAGATAGACATGTTGGTACTACTAACGAAGGCAACTTAACTTATACAAAGACATACATTAACGACCCAAGCGCTAGTGTAAGTTTAGCAGATTTTGGAATACCTTATAACGGTATTGATGATGTCAATGCTGGTACGGCGAATGCTACACATAGAAGTGATAATACCACACAATTAAGTGATGGTAGAACGCCTGGTACTAGAGCATATGACGGTGCAAGATTTGATAATGTAAAACTAACTTACTNTGTAAACTCTGACGGTTTTTTGGTTGCAAGATACTTTTCGGATTTTACTTATAATGTGGGGTCAACTGGCAACACAAGGAATTATACAACTTAATTAGGATAACAAATGGCAGATTTCGTATTAGGGAGAATAAAATTTGTATGGAAAGGCGATTGGTCAGGTTCAACTGCCTACCTCGCAGATGATGTTGTCAAATACGGTGGAAATGCTTTTATAGCAGTAGTAAACCATACCTCATCTTCAGCTTTTGAAACAGATTTATCAGCCAACCCAACAAAATGGCAAAAAATGGTCGGTGGTATTGACTACAAGACCGATTACGCAAACGCAACATTCTATAAAGTAGATGATATTGTAAAATACGGACCTAGTTTGTGGAGATGTACAAGCGCTCACACTTCTAGTTCAGCAGTATTAGATACTACAAAATTTTCAGAATTTTTACCAGGTCTTGAATTTGAAGACTCTTGGTCAAACTCAACTAATTATCAAAAAGGCGATATTGTAACATACGGCGGATATCAATATGTTGCAGAAAGAGCCAATGTCGGTCAAACACCGATTGATTCAGGTGCAGATTGGGAAGTAATCACTACAGGTTTCAGTATGAAAGGCGTTTACTCGTCTGGTACTGCTTACAAAACTGGTGAAGTTGTCCAATACGGTGGTAATACATATGTAAACAAAGTAAGTCATAGTGCTGGTGCGTATCTGCCAACTAACACCACATATTACGATTTACTTGTTGAAGGTATTTCACTACAAGGCGATTTTGCAACAGGAACAGCATACAAAATTGGTGAAGTAGTAATTTTCCAAAACTCATCTTACAGAGCAAAAATAGATAGAGCGGCTAACGGAACAGCACCTACAAATTTAGCTTCTAACGCTACATGGGAATTATACAACAAAGGTGACGCTTCAGGTGTATTTACTACAAGAGGCGACCTAGTTAAACAAGGTGTTTCAATACCTGAAAGATTTCCATTAGGACCAAAAGGTGCAAGATTAGTTTCAACAGGAACAGATTTAGTTTATTCAGAAACATTAATAGGTAATACTTACCATGTTGCGCCAAACGGTAATGATGAAAATCCAGGTTCGGAAGATTTACCATTAGCAACGGTTAGACATGCATTAGAATTATGTAAATCAAATGGTATTACACAAATAGATACAATAGCAGGTGGTACAGGCGGAACAGCAGGAACATTTAAAAATGTTTCAGGTACAGGTGGTTCTGGTACAGGTGCATTGTTTGATGTTATAACAGACGGTTCATCAACACCATCTATTACAATTATAAATGCTGGTTCAGGTTTTGCAAAAGGTAACACAATTACAATTGCAAAAGCAAATGTAGGTACTTCAACAGATGATATTACTTTCAAAGTAGAAAATATTTCTGAAGGTGATAAAGTTATGGTACATCAAGGCCAGTATCAAGAAATAATGCCAATTAAGGTTCCAGNAAAAGCGACACTTGAAGGTGCTTCATTAAGAGGTACCGTAATTAAACCTTTTCAAAATGATACAGGTAACTTTAAAGGTCGACAAATTGCAACCGTATCACATAAAACAGGTGGTACAGGTGGTACACCAGGAACATTTAACAGATTAAAACCAACAACACTACACCAAAACTATACGGTAGCTTCTGCTCCAGACGCAACTACTTTGACAATTTCTTTAGGTGTAAATCCTATTCCACACACTTATGTAAGTGGTGGTCAAATTGTTAAAACAGACGGAACAGCAATCAACATTACAAACGCTCCTTATAACGGAACAACAGGTGTTGTAACAATTACAACTGCTTCTGCTCACGGATTATCAGCAAGTGATACGGTTGGTTTAAAAAATATTACATACACATGTCCTACAGGAACAAAAGTTTATCCNAAATTAGGAACAGGTGCAATATTTGATGTAGTTACAGATGGTTCATCAAACCCAACAATTACATTGTATCATGGTGGTANTNACTACAGAGTAGGTCAAGTATTACAATTTGCTACAAANACAATGGGAAGTCCATCAACTGCTTATGAGGTTCAAGTTGCAACACAGGAAGCAAACTCATCATGTAACTTCTTCTTATTGAATGATAGTACAAACATTAGAAATATGTCATTCAAAGGCGGTACTAACGGTGCAGTAATTATGTCATTAGACCCAAGTGGTGCNATTGCAAATGCTTCACCTTACATTCAGAATTGTACCAATGTTCATACAACAGCGATTGTAACTGGTATTAAAATTGATGGTGATGTTCAAGCTTCAGGTAACAAATCAATACTTGCAAATGACTTTACACAAATTATCAATGATGGTAAAGGTGTTCATGTATTAAACAGAGGTCGTTGTGAGTTAGTATCAGTATTTACATATTACAATGATAAGGCTTTCTTAGCAGAATCAGGTGGTTTCATTAGAGCTCTTAACTCTTCAATGGCATACGGAGAATATGGTGCTTATGCAGATGGTACGGATCCAGATGAAACTCCAGTAACGGTACTTGCAAGAGGTCAAATGGTAGAACATGCTTCTAACCTAGGAACAGGACAAACGGTTGATATTGGAAAAGTAGTAAGAGGTCAAAGTTCAGGTGCTTTTGGTACGGTTATTGGATATGTTGCAGACGCAAAAAGAATACATTTAGAAAATATAACTGGTACTTTCACGCAAGGTGAAACAATACAAATTGAATTAACTGCTGACTCAACATTCTTTACTAATACTTTATCAGCAACAGCTGGTGATAGTACAAGTGCAAACTTTGGTCAAATAGGTAAACTATTCAGAGTAGACTCAAGTGATGGTACATTAGGTTCTTCAAATGTAATTGTACCTGGTAGAAATATTAAGTTTGCTGGTGATAGTACAATATATGCAGTAACGGCAGTAACAGATGAAGATACATCTAATCAAAGAGCTACNNTTAGAATTACACCAGATAAAACAATTGAAGTTGCTGAAAACGCAGCTATCACGGTTACAAAACAATTTTCTAATATAAGAATGACTGGTCACGATTTCCTAGATATCGGAACCGGTGATATAACTTCAACAAATTATCCAAATGTGCCTTCTCAGCTTGCAGACCAAGGTAGAGAAGTTACAGAGTTAAATGGTGGTAGAATTTACTTTACATCTACTGACCAAGATGGTGACTTTAGAGTTGGTGACTTATTCAGAGTAGAACAATCAACAGGTGTTGCAACACTTAACGCAGACGCCTTTGACCTATCAGGATTGACCGAGTTACAACTTGGTTCTATTGGTGCTCAGATTGGTGCCACAATTAACGAATTTAGTACAGACGGTACCCTTGCAGGTAATTCAGATGTTGCAGTACCGACCGAACAGGCGGTAAGAACATTTGTACTTGCTAATTCGTTCTCAACTGGTAAAGCGATTGCAATGTCAATCGTCTTTGGATAAATAAATTAAGTAAAGGAAAGAGGATAAAAAATGGCAAATCCAAATATAGTAGCAGTCGCAACGATTAATGGTAAGACTGATTCTGGCGAATTGAGCACTACTTATACTACTTCTCTTGTAACTAACTCAGCTGCTTCAGGTAAAGTTTATAAAATTAATAATATTGTGTGTACCAACAAAGCTGGAACAGATACAACATTCAGATTTAGTTTTTATGACGGTTCAAATGACAGATTTTTAGCTTACAATGTTAACTGCCCAGCAAATACGGTTGTTATCGTAACAGATAAAAACTCATCATTCTATCTTGAAGAAGGTGATTCCGTAAGAGGTGGTGCAGCTACGGCTAGTAGATTAGACTATGTGATTTCTTACGAAGAAATTAGTTAATAGATAAGGAAAATTAAATGTCTGGACCAATTATAGGTAGAAGGCTTGGAAGACGGCAAAATAATTCTGAAATAGGTTCACTTGAAACCTTACATGACGCCGGTCCTTCTGGAAGCAGTACATCTAACAGAGCAAACACATATGACGACTCATATACGAGAAACTATGGTATTCGTTCCATGGACCAAGTTACTCGTGGTGTTTTTAATTCTCTTTACAGAGATTTAGCTTCAGGCGGTGGGTCTAGTACAACTAACCATCCAGTTTTTGGTAGTAATACAGCAAACCCTAATGCCGAAACTTTTGGTGGCGGAGCTGTTGGTGAAGACATTGGCGTAACAAGAGGTGCAAACGCATTAAGAATTTACGGCGACAATAGATACAAACAAAGTAAATATCCTTATTATACTCCTTTCTTTTCAGGTAACGAAATTTCCACACAAATGGGAGCAGGTAATGTAAATACAGATGGTTATGGTGGACCTAATGCTCAAGGTTACAGAGATTCAACTTCAAGAGCTGCTCAATGGAAATTTAGACAAGTAATTAATGTTGCTTATACAGGTGGTGGTTATAAAGACGGTTCTCCTTGGAGACAAGTGCATAGAACAAATTGTGCTACACACCAAACTACAAATTTAGGTATTCAAATGGACCACCCAGGTTCTTATATTTCAGGTGCTTGTAGTGATACTACTTTTTTCTTATGGTCAACACCATCAGATAATTCACACTTTACACCTAGCGCAAGAACATCAGCGTTTCATATGTACACCGAAACAGGTAAATCACACAATAGTGTTTTCAATACCTATTCTGACAGAAACGACTCAGGTACATCATTCAAAGAAACTTATCTATCATTCCACGGTGGTGGTGATAGAAGTAATATGGAAGTATTTAATCTTGCTACAGAGGCAAGACAATCAAATAATAGTGGTTCAACAAATGCTGGTGGTTCTACTAACTCGGCATTTTCTGATAAAGACCAAGGATATCATTGGAGTGATGGTAACGGATTTAAAGTTAATCACCAAACATTTGCTGTTTCAGGTACTACTCAATGGGGTGCTCATGGACAACAAAAAGGTATGCCAACTAAAATTAGATTAGGTTATTCTGGTAACGAAGGTAATTACAATGGTGGATATAACTTACGAAGATGGAATTTAACTAACGATAGTAACACAGGTACTTTTTCAAAATATCGTGCTAATTGTGGAGAAGAAAACTTTACAATGGGACAAGACTGGGGTTACATGATTGGTAATTTTGATGGTACCCAAAATAACGGAACATGGCAACAATATTACCATACAGATACAAGAACAGACCATAGTGGATTACAACCAACAGCAAACGCTGGTCAATCTTCAGGACATTGTGGNTGGAGAACATAATAAATATATTTGATTATTTAATTATATGGAGAATGATATGAAAGATGATGGCATTGTCATAGAAAATATGACAGATACAGATTTAATTGAATTTGCTAATAATAAAGTTGATGGTTCAGTACCAAAATTTAAATTAAAACACTTTGTTGGCGGTTCACTAATCACACCTTTTCACCATTTAAAACAATTAATGTTAGAATTAAGAATTAGACAAGATTCTTTTTTACATATTGAATGGGAAATTAAAAGAAAAGAATTGGAAGAATTGGTTGAAAGAGAAAAACTTGCCAATGCTACAAATGATATTGAGAAAAAATACATTGAAATTGATTTAATGCAAATTGTAAAAGATAAGAAAAGACATACAGAATCCCAAGAAGGCGCATTAAGAGAAAAAGACAGAATATTAGAATGTATTAGAGAGATATGTGATGGTCCTCAAGGTACTTTACCAGACGGTACAAAATTGATGGATGTTTTTGGTAATAAAGAATTAGAAGAAGAATTAGAAAGACAACATTGGGTTACTAGATTAGCAAAACAGGCAAGTATGGAAATGTTGGCCTATGGTAAAATAGGTACTGGTAATATGGATGCTATCGCAATGATGGCTCCAAAAGAAATAGATGAGTGTTTAAAATTAACAAGTGATTATGTTGTTAGAGTAGGCACAGGTATGGGATTATTAACAGAAAAGTCTATAAATGACTTAAAATTAGGTTATGTTCCACCAGAAAACAAAGAAAAAATGGAACAAATGGGTATTAGTAAAGAATTTATATCGGAAAAAATGCTAGAAAGTGATGTAGATAAGAACAATACTCTTATAAATAATAAGTATAAAGACTTAAAGGACAATTCAGATGGCTAAGATACATGTATTAGTAAAACAACAAGACGCTTCAGGCAAAGGTTGGCTAGAAGCTTATACAGGCTATGGTGCGTATGGTGTATTTTCCATTCCTGAAGACTATCAAGATATGAGATTGGATTTAGATTCAATCGGCGCAGAAATTCTAACAGACGCAGAAGCAAGGTCTTCTATATTTGCAGACGCATATAGAGGTTATGTTAAAGTTAAATCTACTAGTGCTATTGCAGACGCTTTTCCAGAAATAGAATCAGACGAAGATGTTCCAACAAGTACAAAATATGATATGACTGCTGATGATATAGCGGCTGGTCTTTCTTTTAACAAAATTCTTTTTAAAAAATATATCAGAGATAGATTTAACGATAAAGCAAAAGATATTGTAAGTGCAAGAGTTGGTGATTTAGAACAATTATCATTTGAACAACAAAAATCTGAAGCAGCTGCATGGACAGCCGACAACTCAGCAAGTGTACCAATGTTAACTACAATGGCAACTGCTAGAGGTATTTCAGTTTCAGATTTAGTTGGAAAAATTAATGCAAAAGTAAGTGCCTATAATTCTGCTGTCGCTACTAAATTAGCTGAACAAAAAGTTTTAGAGGATGAAGTTGACGCTTTAGACACTATTGCTAAAGCACATAAGTGGAGACACGAAAAATTAGGTCTTACAGCAAGCACACAACAATTGAACGAAGACGCTTCTCTAGGCGCACCAGCTTCAAAAATTACTTTTTAAGTAAAAGGTTGCCGTTCTCGGCAAATTTAGTTATGTTATGTTTAGTGTACCACTTAATCCAAAATTAACACCCGAGCAGTTTGACTCTTTTTTAAATTTCTTAAAAAGATATAAACATTTAATCTATGATGTTTATTTTACCAGTAGAATACCTCCCTTTATACAAGACGCAATGGGAGATGTCTTTAACGAAACTCAATACAATTTAATCAACGAAAATGCCTTTATCATACCAAAGGTTACAGGCATTCCTTTATCTGCTACTTTTAATAATATAGAAGTACCACCTACAGACGAAAATTTAGATACATTTATTAAATACTTTAAAAAACTATATGACAATGGTGTCCGTATAGTTACAATACCTCATACTCTTTGGATGTTAACAGGCCGTTTTCAAAAGGCATATCCAGATGTGATGATTAAGAATACAATATTAAGAAATGTACAAAGACCAAACGAAGTTGTTAAATGTGTAGAGGCGGGCTTTCATTACATAAACTTTGATAGAGATTTNATGAGAGATGAAGATACTTTAAAGCGTATGCAAGACGCCAAAAAGTATTGTAAAGATAAACTAGGTGTAGATGTTAAGTATAGTTTACTTGCAAATGAAGGCTGTTTTGGAAATTGTCCTGTACAAGATGAACACTTTTTATATAATAATACAAGAAGCAAAGGCAACGAACCAACTTACTTTCAAACTGATATAAGTTATGTTTCTTGTCCTAAATGGGAAGAACAAGACCCAGCATATCATTGGCGAATAGCAAATTTTCCACCATTCAGAGATGAGTGGGATAGATTGTTAGGTTACATAGATGTTGTAAAAATGCATGGTCGTGAGAGTGTGCCTCGTTTATTTGAAACTATGAAGATTATACAAAAGTTTGATAATAATGATGAAATATTATATACTGATTATGAAAACTTTATAAGAGATAATAAATTTGCACAAAAAAGAATTGATGTATGGAAAACAACCATTAGAAATTGTAAATTTAATTGTTGGGATTGTAACATTTGTGATAAAATAGTAGAAAAGAATAATAGTGTAAATTTAATAGATACGGTCAAAAGTGCATTAGTAAAATCAAAAAAAGAAGAGTCAAAACTTTCTCAAACCGTATTAGATATACCTGGACTTACATCAAACAAAGTAAAACACTTTATCAATAATATGTGTGAATTGCCTGATTGTAAATACTTGGAAGTAGGTGTATATCAAGGTGCTATGTTTGCCTCTGCTTTGCAAGGTAATAATATAATTGCAAATGCTGTTGATAATTGGTCAGATACGCATAATGTACCTATGAGAGATATAGACATTAAGGCAGANANAGANGATACTAAACAAGTATTTTTAAAAAATATNAGACCTTATACTGGTGGTAAATCTGTAACGATTACGGACTCGGACTCGGCGGAATCTTTGAGCAAGATACCTGTNAAATCAAATGTTGTACTCTATGATGGCGAACACACCGAGGAAGCTCACNNTTCCTTCTTGACTAAATATAATAGTAANNTNGATAATACTTTCTGTTTAATTATTGATGACTGGAATTGGTTGCAAGTAAGACAAGGTACAGAAAAATCAATACAAGCGTTAGGTTATAAAGTATTATTTAAAGAGGAGATATTTACAAAGGGTGAAGACCCTACTGATTTTTGGAATGGATTAGGAATATTTGTGTTAAATAAATGAGTTGGAATTATAAAGAATTTTGGGAAGATTTAGATTATGTCAAATTTGTCAGCACCGTACCAGGTGTGGCCGACATGTTTCCTATAAGACCTATGTCTAGTTATAAACCTAATTGGACTAAAAAGGCAATGGAAGATTACAAGAAAAATTATAAACCAAATGATAAGGGTAGTCATATAGCCTTATGTCCAGGTATATTTGATTTATTTAAATTTGGTTGGTATGTATCAGCATGGTATGATGTTTATATAAAAACTGAAAAAGGTAGACCAGGTTTTGATTGGCGAGTTGCAAGTCCTGATTTAATGGAACAAACAAAGATGAACATTATTGATACTCACGGCGATATGATTACAAAATTTATTCCTAAAAGAGATGGTCGTATAAGCAATATTGTAAAAATTAATACGCCTTATAATATTATTGCACCACCAGAAATGAAGTTTTTATTTTTACCAATGCCATATCCAGACCATTACGATTGGGAGAGTTCGTCTGGTGTTTTAGAACCTGCTTTAAGTTCAGAGTTAAATGTACAACTTTATTGGAATGTAGAAGAGGGAGAAAGGTTTATAAAGGCTGGCACACCGTTAATGCAAATTGTTCCTATTTGGGGAAAAGATTTACATATGGTGTGCCGGGACGCAAATCAAAAAGAAATGAGGTGGATAGAAAAGAAACCTTATTGGACTAGTTTTTCATTTTCACCAACTAGAAATAAAGTAAAAGAATTATATAAGAGGTACTTTAAATGATAGACGCTGTATTCGCAACACCTGTATATAAATCAGACAATTTATATAATTTAAAAGAAGAACAAATACAATATTTAAAAACATTAGGAACAATAAAAAATAAAGGTGGTAATTACATAACTCCTAGAAAAGATATACTAGAAGACGAGGCTATGAAAGACTTTAAACATTGGTGTTTACTTAATGTTANAGCATTTGGCAAACAATTAGGNGCTAGTGATAAAACAAGTTTTTACATAACACAATCTTGGATGAATACAAATCCACCTCATTCTTATCATCATACACATATGCACCCTAATAGTATTTTTAGTTGTATCTATTATGTAAGTGGTGATAAATGTCCTACTTATTTTTACAGATATGATGATAGAACATCTTTTGGTAATTTTTCTTTTTATGATGGCGATAAAGGTAGCAANCCTTATACGGCTTCAAAAGTAGGAGTAATGAATGAAGTTGGTAGATTAGTTATATTTCCTTCATCTATGGTACATGATGTTGATAAAAATGTAGGCACCAAAGATAGAGTTACAATATCATTTAACACATTTATTAGAGGAGAAATGGGTGACCCCGAAAATAGTAATCACCTTATAATTTAACATGATATACCACGACTATTTATTTCATTCTGATAATTGTAATATTTTAAAACCTAGTTGTATAAACTTGGCAAACGAAGTTAGTAAAAGACACTCTAACTGGATTAAAACATGGGACAAAGATTATATGAAATTTGCTAAAGGTAGTTTAAGTACACAATTATATGAAACTTATAATGTATTTTTATGTCAAATGCCTGGTTTTGCAGAATTATATAATCTAGTAATTCAGTATTTTAAAAGTAAAGAATCTAATTATTATGACTATGCTATGGCAGGTTGGGTAAATGTATATAATAAAGATGAGTTTTTAGATTGGCATAAACATGGACCAAAAGTTGGTAATGACGGAAGATGGCATGGATATGTTTCAATAAATGCCGAACCTAGTAAAACTTTATATAAAAATGAAAAAGGATTAGTTGAAACTATTGAAAATAAAAATGGTTATATCACACTCAATCCCGCCGGTTTATTACATAGAGTTACACCATGGACTAATAAAGAAGAACCTAGAATTACGATTGCGTTTGACTTTATAGAACGACACAAAATTGACCACCAAAACATTACGAGATGGATACCAGTAATATGAGTAGATTTCAAGAAAGTCCAGGAATACCACATGTTGTTAAAGTAACAGATAAAGCTAAATGGGAAGTTGTTAACGAATTTAAAAGAGATGGTGGTAAAAACTATTGTGTTCTTAAAAAAACTGATAAACCATATGAATATAGTTTTTACTTTTCAAACAATAGAAATGTTAGAGATTGGGTGATAGATGTTAAAGGACAAAAAATGCCTAGATGGCTTCTTTCAGATGAAATATATCAAGAAGTTAAATTTAAAACATTAGATATTAAAGATATAATGTATGGTAGAATATTGTTTATCAGAAATGCTGATAGTTATAAGGAATTAAAAAATGGCTAAATGGGATATGGGTGATGTTGGTAACAATAGAATTATTGTAGATGATTTTCTTCCTGAAGAAGATTTAAAAAACATTTTAAAAGTAGTAAATGACCAAAGTTTTGATTGGCACCTTGCAGATAAAATAACTTTAGAACAAAAAGATGACGATATTTTTTTCTATCTTTGTCATGTATTTTACAATCAAACTTCATTACTTCAAAGTAAATTTTTTGAATTAATATTTCCACTATTAAAAAAGATAGACCCTAAAGCATTAATAAGAGCTAAAGCAAATCTTTATTTAAATCAAGGTTTTGGTGTTAAAGAACATGCTGAACATACAGACTACCCATTTAAACATAAGGGTGCCTTATATAGCCTAAATACCTGTGATGGTTATACTAAAATAGGTGAAGAGAAAATACCAAGTGTTGCAAATAGAATAATATTTTTTGACCCGTCTGTACCACATTGTAGTACCTCTTGTTCAGATAGTAAAACCAGAATGAATATTAATATTAATTATTTTTGAGATAAATCATGGATGAAGCAAAACTTATAAACTTATTTCCTAAACCTCTAGTTTTAATGGAAAATATCTTTACAGATAAACTAGATTTTTTAGAAGGTTTTTTAAAACAACAAAAAGGTTTTAAAAGAACAGCCACGCAAAATGTGGACACAACATTTCATACAGACACCAGACTATTTGAAAAAGAAGAAATAAAATTTTTAAGTGATTTTATTTACAAAAAGGCATTGAGTTTTATTAGACAACTAGAGTATAGTAATTCATATATTAACAGATGTAAATATAACGAGATGTGGTTTAATATCAGTAATGAGAATGATTTTTTATTTCCTCATCATCATGGTTTTTGTTTAGTGTCAGGTGTTTATTATATAAAAGCACCTAAAGATTCAACAATAACTTTTTATGACCAATCATATTATTATCCTAATCATATTGAGGTTAAAACGCCTAACATTTACAATTCAAAAGATGTGAAATTAGATTGTAAGGCCGGCAGTATGTTTCTGTTTAGAGGTGATATGATACATGGAAATACATTACAACCAAAGGGCGAGAAAATAGCAATATCGTTTAATTTAGGATTATAACATGCATAAAGTAATAGACGATTTTTTAGATAAAGAAGATTTTATTTTTGTTCATAACTTAATTATGAATGAACCTTTTCCATGGTTTTATATGGACTCTTATAGAGAATCAGGTTTAGAAAAAGATAAAACAAATAACTTTTCTTATCATCTTCATATGTTATATGATAATAATGTACCATCTTCACCACATTTTGACAATATTCTTCCTCTGATTATGAAAAAAATAGATGTTAAAACTTTAATAAGAGTTAAGATAAACAGCTATACAAAAGAAGATAAATTAATTGAACATGACTTACATACAGATTACGATTATTCAAACAACGGTGCTATTTTTAGCATAAACACATGTGATGGTTATACTAAATTAGAAGACGGTACAAAAATAGAAAGTGTCGCAAATAGAATGTTATTTTTTGACGCCTCTAAACCACATTGTAGTACNAANACNACCAACCAANCNAGGAGAGTTAATATAAACTTTAACTATTTTTAATATGATTGAATTAATTTTAAAAGGCCAAGTCTATTTGTTTCTTATTATCTTTGTGATGATGGTTGCAGGTATGATTAAAGACAATAACCTTTTTAGTGATGTGTTTACATTTTTAAAAAGAAATATAAAAAGTAATAGAGCTGTGGTGGCAATCTTTAGTGCCATAACAGGTTGTATGCCTATAAAAGGTAGAGTTACGGTATCGGCAGGATTGTTAGATACATTAGCGAGTAAAGACCCGAAGAAAAGAGAAAAGTTTGGACCAATTGATTTCATGTCAACACACCATTATTATTTTTGGTCACCTTTAGAAAAGACGGTTATATTACCTATGGCGGCTTTCGGTTTAACTTATGCAGGTTTCATGTATATAATGTGGCCGCTACTAGCAATTACAATTGCATATATTTTATGGTATTTAATTTTTGTAATTAAAGATGAGGATATAGAATTAACAAATACTAAAGGCAAAGTTAAAGTTAGTAGAATAACAAGATATGTTTTTCCATATATTAT